AGCTTGGTTTGTACCTTTGTTATCGTAACCGTTAGCACCTACACCTGAAGCAGCGAAGCCACCCAATGCACGAACATAAGCACGATAGATATTTTGTGAAACGTAAAGATTCAAGTCTTCTTTTCCGTAAAGGGCAGCAGGACAAGCGTCAACGATTTTACCTAACTCAGCGATAACGTTAGCAGCAGTAACAGTAGTACCAGCAATTTCTTGTGCAGCAGGAAGAGCCGCATCAGTAGTCAATTGTGTCATAATACCTGCGAACTCACCTGCAGTTGCGTTAACACCTTGCCAGATTGAAGTTTCCATACCTTGTGCAACTTTCTCAGCAGCGTGTGCGATTAAGAAGTCAGCAAAAGACTTAGGAAGGGTATCAAATGCAGAGTAACCCATTTGGATTGCATCCCAATCTGAACGGAAGTCAGCTTTACACAATTGTAAGTTTACTTGAAAAGACTCAGGTTGAAGTACACGCTCAGTTAGAGTGATTGTAGATGTAGGGTCAAAGTCGCAGCTCGCATTTTTGATTATCCCGTCTGTACTGACACGCTTAATTACTTGCTTGTATTTGACATTAGGAGCGATAGTGATACCGCCTTTGTCAAGAGTTGGTGCAGACAATAAAGCTGCAGCGATGTACTTACCTGCGAACTCGCCTGCGTAAGTAGTAGTAATTGATGTGGTTGTAGCCATTTTTATTAATTATTTAATGTTTGAAATTCTTGATAATACGCTATCCATAGTAGATGCATTTCGTTTAGATGCAAACTTGAATACGTCAGTAGCTTGTGTGTTTTCAGGATTGAAAGAAATAGGCTTAGGCTCTTCGCTCAATTCAACTGGTGCAACTTCTTCTGCAACTTCAGTAGCTTGTGCTGAAAGTTTCGCTTTCAATTCTTCGTTCTCTTTTTTAAGTGCTTCTATTTCGCTGAAGAAAGATTCTTTAACGATAGACTCAACGATTTTTTTAGCTTGTGGAGCTTCAGTAGATGCAGCAACTTCCTCTTCTACCTCGGCAGGTTCTTGAGCAGGTGCTTCAGGCATTTCTTCTTCTTCTTTTACCTCTTTGATCTCAGCGATAACACCTTCTTCGATAACTACCAAAACACGACCATCTTCTAATTCATACTCTCCAATAGGAAGTGCGATGCGTTGTTCGTCTTCAGTTAGGATGAATACAGGTTGACCTGCTTCAAAAGATTCTGCTTCGAGCATAGAAACTCCATCAGTAAGTTTCATTACTTCCAACTTCACTTCCAATCCAAGAAGTGTGCGGACTTTGTTTAAGATTGATTTTTCGTTCATTTGTTTTTAGTTTGTATACAAGAAATAAACTATTTGAATATAGCGTTGTTTTATTTTTATCCGTTTTGACGTACGATAGTCCTTACTCCGTTGACCTCAGTTTGAGTAGGAGCAGGTTCGTTTACCTCTGCAGTTTTACCGATGCCTTGAGCTTGTAAACTGCCATCACAACATTTAGTTGAGTATGTTCCGTTTTCACATAGGCAACCTCTTTTGCTACCTGCTCTTGGACTTGCCTTGCTTGGTGTTTTAAATTTGCTCATTAAGTAGGTTTTTAAGTTTTTCAATAATTTCATTTTTCTTTTGTTGCTCTAAAGACATTTCTAACTTATCAGCAAAGTAACCCTCAATTGAAAAGCCTTTGACCTTACCAGCTTTCACGTCATTCCATACCTCATCGTTGTCGACTTTCATAGAAATCATCCACGTTCCTTTTGGTAAGCTGAATCCGTACTTCTTAGACTTGTCGTGTACCTCATCTTCAATCAACCAAGATTCAACAACGGTCATACCAGGAACGTAGGCATCTTTATGCTCTACGGTAGCTTGACCTTGATTGCCACGCTTGAAGAATAACTCCATAGCTTGACGTACGGTGTCCTCCGAGAAGTAGATATAGTATTCCTCTTTCTTTGCGTTTACACGGTAGATTTTTTTGTTAGGGATAAGAGCAGCACCCATTAAGATACGCTTCTCTTTGTCAACTTCTTTGAGTTCTACTTCGTGTTTTGCTAAGGCGATAAAGTTCTCCTCTATTGCAGGACTCTCAACTACTGAAACGGCATCTATTCCGCTTTGCAAGTCCTTCTCGTCAATTATCAATTCAATAACTTTCATATCTATTCAACTTTTTAGTTCTACAATGTTGCGTTTTTGATTCGGTTGCGGTCAAGTGCCTGAGCCGATGTTACCTCTCCACTTACTACATACGCTTGTACTGGCGTTTGTTGTATTTGTGCAAGTTGGTTCAATCCTGAGTTACCTACTACATTGAATGATGGTGCTGCTGAAGATACACCACCTGCACCACCGCCACCACCTGACGCTAAATCTGACGTACCGCCTGATGCTTGGAATTTTTGAGATGCTATCTTTGCAATGTTAACTGCTCCGAATGCACCTGCAAGTCCTGCCTGAACAAATGGATAAGCAGGAAACACAGTAGTTAATGGTGAGTCTGATGCAGTCTTAAACGCATTAATCACACCCTCACGAGCAGACATTGTAGCCGATGCTAATCTCGCTGCCTTGTCAATATTAAACATTGCTCTCGCTACACGTTCGTTCTTTTGTCCAAATAGACTTGTTATCTCCGATATAAGATTAAGTGAATCGAAAACTAATTTAGATTTATCCTCTTGTAATTTCTTTTGGCGTTCAAGTTCTTTTTTTGCGGCTTCGTCTCTGAGTTTAGCCTCCTCTTCTAATGCCTTTTTAGTTACCTCTAATTCAGCATCTCTTTGCTTTTGAAGATTGTTTATAGCCTTTAGTCCTGATTCACGCTTGATAAGTTCTATCTCTTCCTCTTCCTTCTTGACACTCTCTTTTTTCTCTTTGGTTGTTTGTTTCCTATCTTGTTTATCAATAGCACGAATTGAAAGAATTAAACCTGCCTTTTCGTTTTTTAGTTTAGTGATTGAGGCTTTAGTTTCCCTTATTGCTTCGTTTGAATCTGCTGCTATTTGTTGTGGGTCAAATATAAATTTAGATATACCACTTGCTGCCGATTCAGTAAGTTTGCTGATCTCCTTGTTTATATTTGTAGTTGTTATCTTACCAAAACCTAATGCCTCCGATACAGCATTAGCAGTTTCAAGAACTAAGTCAATCGGTGCTGCCAGTAATCGCAATCCTACTGCTGCAATTTCAATAGCACCCCTTACAATCATTTTTGTAATATCATAATTTCTTTTAGCGGCAGCAACCTCAGCTTTCTTAGTGTTTTCTTGTTGCTCTAATTGTGCTTGAGTAGCTAATAATACTGCATCAGTTTGCTTGAGTTTAAGTTCTAAAATTTCACGCTCCGATTTTCCTTGAAGTTTTAAGATATTATCTTGTTCACCTATTGAGTCAAGTTTAGCCTTTTCTAAATTAACATTTGCCTCAACTTTAGCATTTAATCGCTCTTGCTCATCTGAAACACCATTAACAGTAGCAGCAATATCATCCCAGTAAGCAACAAGCGTAGCAATACCTGTTAAAAGCAAACCAATACCTGTCGCCATAAATGCCTTTTGAGCCACACTTGCTTTATTGAATGAGCCAACTAAAGTCTCATTCCAAAAAACACGCAATTTAGTACCAAGAACTGCATCTTTATTGAGTACGTTTGCAACCTGTTGAACTCCATTAACAAGAGACATAGCTCCCATTACTTTCATCATAGTTTTTTGCATCTCTTCGGATTCATCTCCAAAAAGCGACATAGCACCCTGAGCGGCTGCAAACCCACCTGCAACACCTTGAACGGCCTCTAAACCTAAATCTAAACGCCTTGTATCTGATGAAAGGTTTTTAACTTGCCTGTTGACATCAGCAATCCTATCTTGTAAAGCACCTGCTTCGGCAGCTAATCTTTTAAACTCCGCAGTACCATCACCTGCAAGAGCCATTTGTTCTTTAAGTTCTTTTAATTTTGCTTTTAGAGATAAAGTCTTTTGACCCATCTCCTCCATACCTTTTTCTTTGACTTCAAGATTTACTACTTTATTTTCCGCCATTTCGTTTATTTATAAGTTCTCGTTTTCCTTGTTTGTACGCTTTCTTCAGAGACGTGTTTAACTTGTACTTACCTTTGGCTATGTCTACGAACTCACTAATCCCGTAGTGTTCGTCTATTTTTAGCATTTGAACTATCCGTTGTATCATTGTTGTATAATATAAATCGTTCTTCTTGATGTGCTTCCGTCAGGATAGGTAGAGGTCAATGAAACGTCAATCAATCTGCTCTCCTCTCCTTCGGTTGTTATTTGTTCCGCCCTTTCAGATGCTAATATATCTCCACTCTCAGTTATCATTGTGAACTCTACATTACTCGCTCCGATAGTTACCGTAACCATACGCTCCTCATAGACGATACTATGACTGAAAGAAACGTCACTTATAGAACTTGACAATCCTATCTGCGTTGCGTTATTGTCAAGGATTACAGGAATGAGAACATCACCTCCGTTAGGAGATACTACAGGTGTGGTTTGAGTAGAGTTGATGACAGGTCTAAAGTCTAAAATTAATTGAAGGTCAACATCACCAGTAGATAAGTTCGTTTTCATTTCGTTAATGATGTACCTCTTATCTCTGATTACTAATCTATCGTTTAATTGTAGGCCTGTTACTAAGCTCGTAGGTAGGTTCGTCTTTACGTTGACCAATCGTTGCTTCAAGTTGTAAAGGTTGTACAAATAACTGAAGTAATACTGCGAGAATCCTGTAACTTGAATTGGCGTATTGAGTAACGTTGATGTCTCAGGTGCAAAGTTTAACGTAACATCATTTCCGTTATATAGCAAGTCTTGACCAAATGGAGTGTAAGTTGTTATTGTAGAATGTCCACCTCCATCATTTTCATATTTAAAATCCGTCACTTGGTTATCGTATTGATAAAACAAAACAGGCTTTGGTACATACGGAGCAAATGAGCCATTGAGTGAGTAACCTAATTGTAGGTCTTGAGTTCCATTATATTTGGTTTGTAGTAGATTTTCAAAAGGTACTTCGATAGTAAACTCACCTCCATCGTAGTTATATTGATATGTCGTGTCTCCGTAGTTTCGGTTGTACGTCTGAGAAAAGTTTGTATTTAAAAAGCACTCGGAATCTTGGAATTTGAATTGAATCTTTTTATACAACGGCATTCGGTTATGCTCAATGCTCGTAACATCCGTGAATGATGTAATGTCTATGACTGCTCCTTTAGAGTACCAATCGTCCAAAGGCTCTAACCAATACTCATTGTCTTTGATTGAGTAGATGGTCATATTGAACATCAGCATAATTCCTTTTAAGAAATCAGCAATCTTCATTACAGGTGCATTGGCAGATAAATCCAACTGAAGTGACATAGATAAAGACGAATAAGTTACTGTTAAGTAATCCGTGTTTACCGAGCCTGTTGTTATGTAATCTACTTCGTAAACTAAATTAGAATCTATTGTATTATTTCCCTCAGTCCTTATTTTGAAAGTGTAGTCAACATCCAAACCTACAACCTGAGCCACATCAGCAAGAGTGTAAGTTCCTGTGCCAAATCCAGTAATTGTATTGTATAAGTTCCCGTTTTGATATATGTCTATAAAATAGTTTTCCGATGAAGTTGTAGCAGTAATATTATAAATCAATCTATGAGTTAGAACCGCAGGTAATTCTTGAAAATTAATTGTATTTGTAGCTGACGTATAATACGAAGTCAAATCATAATTTGTAAACGTAGGAACAACCGAAGTAGACGAAAGCTCGTAGCCGTATGAAGTTTTTACAAGCGTTTCCTTACCCTTAAACCATAAGAACAATTTAGTGAATCGTTCATCGTTTAGGAATGTGCCGTTAAAAGTTATTCCGTACTTAGACTCTATTGCCTCAATAACCTTAGTTACCCTAACCGCAGGGAATAGTTCGTCTTTGCGTATCGCACCTGAAGTGGTATGAATATCGTTTTGAGTTATGGTAGCAACTAACCAATTGGGCAAAGGTATGTTCACAGGTGTACTCTGATACTCCCAAATGCGATTAGACGTGATTAGAGGCCACTTTACATCATAGGCGTTGGTATTGTCCTCAATCCTTGCTTTCACTTCGTTAGATGTAAAATCGTGAGAAAGTGCCGTATAGTCCAAATCCGAAAGTAAATCCTCTCCGAATAAATCTTTAAGCGTTACTCCCTCACCAAAGAACGTGATGTTGTATGCTGATGGTTTGCCGTTAGTGATTACTGCTCCTTCTAATTGTATCTTTCCCTTCCTGAAAGTTGTAAGGTCAATCTCGATGTATGCATCTCTTCGGATGTTAGGGTCATTTGTTGCGTTGACATCTGACTGATACCAATGTTCAAAGATTGCGTTATTGTGCGAACTGGCAGGAACGGTAAATCCTTGAGAGAAGTCCGTATATGTTTTGGATAGGTCTTGTACGTTTTGAATAGATGACGTTACTTGGATCGCCTCATCTTGGAATAACTCAATACGTTGACCTTCGATGTATAGTTGTACGCTCCTATTCATTACACTACTGAATTAATTGTATCAAATGCGTATTCAAACTCCATCTCGTAGCTAATTAAACTCGTGTTGATAGATTTCTTAAGGTCTATTGATTTCGTGTTTAGCTTGGCTGCCTTCTTGTCAATCAGGATTCTTTCACTTAACATCATTTGTTTAACTACCTCGTTGAAACTTTCAGACACCCAATCGGTGTTTACTTTGAGAGTCTCCTTTCCGTTAGCGTTAAATACCTTTCTTTGCCCTTCTTTAGTATCGTATGTAGGGTAAGTATTAGGCATCAAATTATACTCCGTGTTTTCAACGCTCAATCCGTTGTAAGATGCTTTGAAAAACCACTCACGTTGCCACGCTCCAAACTTATTTACAAAGTCTATTTGAATTGGCGTGTACTTGCACTCCTCCTTAGGTACGAAAATAGATTTATAAAGCACGTTAGAACTGCCGTCAATGATTTCAAATGTGTTACCATCAGCGTGGTTACCACTTCTTACTCTTGGAATATCTCTCCATTCGTTGTTCGTTAGTGCTGATACCGATGTTGCACCTGATGAAAGGTTAGTATATCGAACTGAATTACCGCTACCAGTATAAAGCGTTACCCATCCGTACTCACCTGATAAGTTGTAATTGTAAGTATAAGTTCCTTCGCTCAATAGGTAGTTACCCAAAGCAGGATTTGCTCCGTCTAAATAGAATCCGTAGCCGTCTAAACCGAAGTGAGTTTGCGTTGTGCCTACTTGAATGAAACTCGTAGATATTTTCTTGAATAGCTTGAGTCCAATGTTGCACCATTGAGTTGATGGAGTAGCAGATATTATCGTTGTGATCGTCTGCAATGATGCGTGAGAAATGTACTCTCTAATGTACGGAGAAATGTCGTAGTAAGTTGCAGGATTGTTTGACGATGGAATGAGCTTAGAAAGCGTGTATTGAGGTGTAGTAGGCATTGAGCCTGAGCCATTCCAAAGGTAGATTTCTAATTTCGTTTCTATTTGCCCTGTTTCGTTTATTGTTACGATGTAAGGACTCCTTGCATTTATGTTAGCCATTTTCTAAAATATCTTTTGTTTGTTCGTTAAATAGTTTTAAAGCATCTAATCCGTATTTATCTACAAGTGTATTCGGTAGCTTCTTATACGCCGCCTCAAATGGTTTTGTAAAAAACAGACTTGGTTTTAATCCTCTTGCGTATATATTACTTGCTATAACGTGAGCCAATGATTTATAACTTCCTTTTTTATATTTTCCTTTTTCGTCTCTAAATCTAACGCCTTTACGCTTTGCCCATTGTTCAATACTTATTTTAAATGCACCCCATTGCCCACGAGCAGAACCACTACCAAAACGATATTTACTATTTGGTGCTTGTTGCCCTTTTATTTTAGCATTAGGAGATACTCTACTCGGATTGTTACCTTTGACACCTTCATCAACAAACACTCCGTATTTATCCATTTTAAATCCAATCTCGATAGAGTTCTTACTAACCTTAGCAACTCCCTTAATTGAATTTAATAGTTTGCCTGTAGAACTTTTGCCAAGTTTCTTTAAATTTTTTTTAGATTCACGAATAACGTAATCTCTGAACTTATCTAATTCTTTTTGAACTTCACTCTTATCCATCAGCAGATAGTTACCTCATTTGGGATTAGGATGTCAAGAGTCATAGTCCATCCTGCTAAGTAGTTTTCAAATCTCTCGGTAAATGGCTCACAGTTAGGATTGCCGTCAACAACGTATTTGTCATCCCATAAGTCTCCGTGTAATAACATAGCATAAGCTCGGTTTAAAACTTCTAACTGCGTATTGAGTACGTCTTGCTCATTGGAGTTACCTCTAAAGATGTCAGTAGTTTCGTCTTTTGATATGTTGACGATATCCATTGCTATAAGCGAAATGTTGAAGCGTACAACGTTGGTTTCAAATGTTGCATTGTTTACCATCATATGCACCAGCGGAAAGATTGTCTGCTTGTTGAGATCTACCTCAAAGATATCTCCTTCGGTTACAGTGTTCACTATGGCATCCGTTGTGAAGTGGTTGCGTAGTGAGGTTGTTATATCGTAAAATCCTTTCATCGTCTTAGTTGTCTTTCAAATTGTCTTTTTTCGATTTCGTTTTTTTGCTTCTCGAACGTGAGATAAGTGAGACACCGAGTAAGTCTTGACTTGGCAATAGCATCAAACTTTGTGATGTCTCCTTGAGCGATTGCATAAAGGCTTTGATACCATCCCCATCTTTTACTGAATTGAGTTGTTTCGCTAAAGTCTGCGACAACGTCTTGTCCTTCGTCATCTCCGTCTCCAAATAGTTCAGGGTAGCTTGAAGTAAGTCGCTTTCTAAAGTCCAAAAAAAAAGCGATGCTCCTATGCATACATCCAAGGGAGCGAACTTCATTAAGTCTTGCAGTCCTATGTTTGGATCGTAGTCTATTATTTCGTATTTATCCTTCTTTCGTGTTTTGATAGGTCGATACAAAACCGCCATCGCTTTATGGAAGTTATCCCAACTCTGCAAGTGATTGTCTAAATCAACATACTCTCCGAAAGTTATCTCTTCAAGTTCAGGAATGAAGCCGAACTCCATATCCTTAATTTTAAACGTAGGAGTAAACTCAGGCTTTTGATTAAACAATTCACTGAAGTGAACTATCAACTCATTGAGTGAGGTTAGCTTTATCTTGGCTACATCACTTAACCTTATTCCGCAGAATATCTCTACCATCTTTTGAGCTATGAACTCCTCATCAGTAGAGTTCTTTTGCATACTCAAAAAGTCTTGGTAGTGCTTTAGAGGTATTTCGTTTAGGCTCGTAGGTACTTTTATTTGTACTTCCATATTTATTTAACTTGTGATTCGTCTTTTTGTAACACATAGGCGTAAGCTTGAGCTAACATCTGAGTGTGCCTTCTTACATTGAAGATGTCATTGAACACGATATGAACTCTTTTACCAGTCTTATCTTTGATGTACTGCTCAACTACCCTAATCATTTTAGGAAGCTCATCGGATTGCGTATTGTCCATAGTTTGATTTTAGTCCGAGTGCTTCCATCTCGTGGTATCTAAGTGCGTCAATAGCGTGATTGAAGTGATCAATCGGTTTGTTCATCCTGACTCCTTGCTTGTCAGTATCCCAACAATAGGAGCGAAGTTCTTTGATGAGGTTTGTACTTGACTTGGTAACTAAGTACTCTTGGCGTTGCATTACGTCAATACCGTAGTTTATAGAGTCCTTTCCTTTGGTTACTCCTTTTATCGTCTTTCCGTAGCGTCTGATTTCCTCGATTGATTTAGGCTCGGAACTATCAGCGTAAATAACTACACCTGATGGAAGTATCTTAGCGATGTCAGAGTTGACCATTCCTGTGCGGTAAACAATTTCGTTTACTATTCGCTTTCCGTTCCAATTATAGATTCCTATCGCTGCCGTTGGATCATTCGTGTAACCGAAGTCAAGTCCTACTCCTATCAGTTTGGCTTCATCAGGAAGAATGTCAATCTCTTTCCAATTATTAAAGACCACACCCTCAAGACTACCTACCTCACCGAGTCCATACACACGCCACCAATTAGCCCAATAGGAACTCGTAGCTGCTTTCTCTCGGTTCTTCTCTATCTGACTGACAATTGACTCATCTAACGCCTCGTTGTCTTTGTAGGTTAGGATTATGAAGTCCGTGTCAGGTTCGTCTTTTAGTTCCTTGTGTACCCAAAACTCATTGGCAGGGTTAAAGTCTAAGAACACCTCACGCTTTGTACGGATGGCTAACTCATTGTAAGCCTCAAACGTTACGTTGTTGCACTCGTTGATGTATAGGATGTCACGCCTCGCACCTCGTAGCTTACTGGCATCGTCTGCTGAGAAAAACTCTATCGAACTGCCGTTAGCAAAATCGTATCTAAGTAGCGTCTTGTTGAATCTATCGTCAAAGTAGCGGTTAGTCCAACGCATTATTTTCAGGAAGTCTTTTAATGCTCCTCTTCTAAGGTGAGGTATTGTCTCAGCTACTACGGAGACTTCTAAGCCTTTTTCCTTAGTGCATTTGTCTATCAGTATCGGAAGGATACCAAACGTCTTTCCTGCACTCGTTCCGCCTTGAATGATTTTAATCCGTCTTTTTAGAGACAGGATTTTATTTATTGCAGATGTTCGTTTAAACATATTCCCATTTAAATCCATACATAGTAGGTTTCTTTCCTTTGCAACATTTTTGAATGTTTGCTTTATTAAATCCTAATGCGTCCTGTATATGCCCTAAGCCATCCCAAACTTTGATTTTTAATTGACCACATATACTTTTTTGAATCACTTTTTTAGATTTAGACCTGCGGTTATTTTCTTTAATGCTTATCCATTGTAGATTATTTACATTGTTATTCTTTTTATCAAAATCAATGTGGTCTACGTGAGGCAAATTATTTGAATTATCTAAAAAATGTTCAGCAACTAATCTATGTATTAATTCAGTATATGCTTTACCATTCTTACTTAATCTAACAAACAAATATCCATTTGCCGTATTTAACTTTACAAGCTCTTTATTTTTACCGATGTGGCTTATCACATTTCCGAGATTAGATACTGAATACTTCGAATCATATCTACCTATTGCTATATATTTTTCCATAGCACAAAGATAATAAAAATTATCTATTCGAGGTAGTTCTTTTGAACATCTGCGTCTATTGCTTTTGGTTCTTCAGGAAACAACGGCATCTCCATTGTTACAGTCGTTTCAGTCTTCTCAGTTAGTCCGTTTAAACGTTGTGTGATTGATGCATTGTACTGCCCTACCATACCTCCGTTGATTTGGTCAGTTCGTATCTCTCGCTTAATATATGAACAGATGGGTAAGAATTCTGCGTAAGCATCTCCTATATTCTTAAAATACTGCTCAATGAAAAAGCCTTTCTTTTGATAGATGTAGACTTCAAAGCCTTCAAGTGACAAAGGTACTTCAAGAGGTTCAGCTACCATCTCTCCGCTTCTTTGGTTTAGTGTGTACTTGTATCTTGGATTGTCTTTGACGTAGGTTTTGTACTCCTTGAATAGTTTGTACATTTCTTCGGGAGTTTCTACGTTTCTTGGTCTTCCTACTTTTGCCATTGGTGTCCGTGTTTAGTTAGTTTCGTAAGCGTCATAAACCTTCTTGAGTTGGTTTACTACATCTCTAAAGCAAGAAGCACACGAGCTTGGTTCTAAGCGTACCTTCATTACTCGTGAGTATATTTCTCTTACTCTTGTTACTTCAGTAGGTTTGAATGTTTGTTGATAAAGGATTCGTGTTTCCGTAAGCCAATTGTATTCCTCTTCGGTTAGGCACTCAGGTTTGCGGTATGGAAACCACTCGTTAAGTTTCTTCTTACGCTCATCGCATCCGCAGTCCTCACCTGCTACAAATTCAACAAGTTTTTTGATGCCTGTGATCTCGGTTATTTGCTCTATGGTATCTCCTAACCCTTGAGCTTTCTTTCGTGTTTTTGCCATTTTAGTTATATTAAATCAAAATCGTTATTACTATAGTCCTCGTAGTCCTCGCCTACGTTATCTTTCAATCTTTGTTTTCAGTTCTTGAGCGTGTTAAATATCGAGGTCAAACTGATTCCTGAATCTTTAGCTATGTCTCGCATTGATGCCTTGCCTTCCTTATAAACTTTAAATAGCATAGCATCATACCAATGCCAGTTATCTATCTCTTTGTTTATTATCTCGTGTATTCTTTCCGTGGCTTCGTGTTTATCTAACTCAGACTCTTCGTCTGCTACTCCTCTTACTTCGTCTAAAGATAAAAACTGAACACTACCCGTTTTGTTTATTTCAAATGCTCTATTTCTTAGCATCATCCACATCAAAGCTATGTTTGGTTTTCCGTCTTTGATTATTTTTTCTTCGTAGTTGTACTTGACAATTCTGATGTAAACATCCTGAACAACATCCTCTGCAAGGTCTTGCTCTCCAAATGAACGGACTATCTTTACCCATTCTTTGTGGTGGTCTGCTAATATTTTAAGTGCATCCATTTGACTAATTTCTAAACAAATATAAGATTAAATTCTAATCACGCAAGTATAAATAAAAAAGCCACCTGTTAAAGTGGCTCTAAATTGTTTAAGTAAATCTCTCTTGAAACATAAGTATCTATCTTGTTCAAGGTGCTTAATGTTACGTCCTTTCCGTTTAAGAAGTTATCTAATTGGAATGAGTGCATCTTGTTTCCTGATAGCTTTATTTCTTGGACTATCCTATTTCGTGTTTTTACAAGTAGGATTCGTTGCAGTTGCTTTCGGAGTGATAAATCGTCTATGTACATATCAGAAAGGAAGATCGTTATCAGTTTCTACTGGTGTAACTTGAGGAGCAACATACGGCTCGCTGAATGAAGCTGAGAAGTAACTTCCGTTCTTACCTTGCTTTACCCAAAGAGCTACTTCCATTTCCTTTCCGTTTACGTTTACCTTTCCTTTGTAGTCTGGGTGATTCTCAGCTTTCTTGTTCGTGTTTTTGAAGATTGCTCCAGTGTTGATTTTGTTTTCCATTTTATATTTATTTAATTGTTTACGTTTTTTAGTGGCGTGTCGGGATTTCCGACTAACCACTTGGTTATTTACTATTTAGAAAGCTCCTCTCCATACAAAACCTACGAAGTGTAGGAATCCGTAGCAAAAAACGGATAATGCAAAGAGTAGGAATATAATTGCTTTTGTTTTCTCTTTCATTGTTCTTGTTGTTTAGTTTCAATTCGTTTTTTATACCCGTTGCAAATGTCAAGAATGAAGTCCATTCTATCTTCTTCAGAGTCAAAGCCAGTCATCATCTCATCAAGTGTATCTTTTAAAATAGCAACTTGGCTTTCAATGGATTCGTGTTTTAGTCTATTATCAATTTCTTTGGCTTGTTTTATTAACTCATCAAATTTTACTTTATTTGATTTAGCAATATAAACTACTTTCTGAATTTCAATTTCTAAAAATTCTACTGCTGTTTTCATTGTTCTTGTTGTTTAGTTAGTTCTTGTTTTACTTGTTCCCAATAATATGTATCTTCAACCCACATAAAATCTCCACCCCTATCTGAACCCTCAGAACAAGGATTTGATTTTAGTATTTCATCAACTACTTTTGGAGCAAGTTCTTTACCAAATGTTGATATCAATTCATTTGCTTTTTCTTTTACTGATTTCATTGTTCTCGTTTTTTAAATGTTGTTTTTTTTGTAGCACAATAAATTATTCCAAGTACATAAATTTCTACCAATACAAAAATAGTTGTGCCAATTATTTCTAATATAAATTTCATTGTTCTTGTTGTTTAAAGGTTTCGTTGTAGTATTGTTCAAATGATTCCCATTTTCTTTCGTTACCCTGGCAATTCCAAACTGCACATTCAACGGAAATGGCTCTTGATTGAGTAAATGTTTTTAGCATCTGCTCCTTTTCCATTTGTAATGCTTGTTCAAAGTATTCAGATAAGTCAGAATCTTCATCCCATCTTGCCAATAATTCTTTATCAACACTTTCAAATACAATTTGTGATTGCAACCATTCTACTGCTGTTTTCATTGTTCTTGTTGTTTAAAGGTTTTAACTTTATAAGTATCGGGTTGGATAGCATCAGATGGTAAGTGGTCTTGTAAAATACCATCAACATAGATTTCACTTGGCCAACCATTGGCATCATTGTAAATCTTATTTGTATGTGCTTCATACATTGAGTTACATTCTTTAACTCCAAAACCTGCTTCATTTAATGAAGGTGTAATTACTTCTATTTTCATTGTTGTTGTTTTTTTTGTTTGAGTGATTGAATTGTAAATATTTTTCAAAATATTTCATTGTTCTTGTTGCTTGTTTTAATAAATATCTTAAACATTGTTCTTCACTACCTTGAAAGATAATTGTTTGTTCATCTTCAATTACTACTTGGTATGTGTCATTAATTAAATGTATTATTTTCATTGTTCTTGTTGTTTAAAGGTTTTAGTTTCTTGAACCATATGTAAAGCAAGTGTCATATACTGCTTAACTTGTTCGTCCGTGTTTTTCTCGCTACCCCATTGTAAATCTCTAATGTGTTCGAATGTATCGCAACCAGAACACGAACCATAGTCAACTTCCGTAAAAATATAGTCATCTAAATTAGGTTGATAGCAATCATTGCAAAGTATGAAAATTATATTGCCTTGATAGTGGCCGTCGTCAATAGTTACAAAGCGTTCCCAGTCCCAAGAATTACTATAACTATTCGGTTCAGTTACTACTAATTCAAATAGCTTCTTGTAAATATCTTCGTAGTCGCTTGGTTGGTTTTCTTTTAACCATTCTTCTAATAGGTGCTTACGCTCATCCCATTGTTTTACAAATTCTTTTATCATATTTCTTACATTTCGTGTTTAGATATGTGGCAATTTTTACCCCTTATCCTTGTTTGTTTTGTTTCGTGTTTTTCGCTTCTCGATAGCCATCTGAAAAGCCTTTGACATAATGCAGCTCAATTTCTTTCTTAATACGGCTCAAATAAAGCGTGGCATCCATCAACTCCTCAAGCAAATGGTTTATCCATTGGTCAAGCGTTAAATCTTCTCTTTCTAATGTAGTTCCGTATTTCTTTAGTCCAGTTGCAGAGCGTTCAGCATACTTAGCCATTACGGATAAAACTACTTTGTCTTTGATTTCTACTGAATCGTAATCGTGTGTTATTGTCATAGCATTTGGATTAGTGCGTTATAATACTCTCGAGCAAGTTCTATCTTTTCTTTTATCTGCTCGATTACTTGTTCGTCTTTTTGTACATAGAATACCTTGACTCTGCGGTTCTTAGGTATGTGTGAAAACTGATGCTTACTCTCCACCTCTTCTCGCAAATCTAAATCCTCGTCAAGTTTATGTAGCTTCCAATGCACTCTGCGGATCTCATCCTCTACCATTTCAATTGGAGTATCTACAAGACAGTAGCAAAGCATTGATTGAGTCTTGCCAGTTAGCCACATATAACCTTGAAGTTGATAGAAATAGTCTTTGTTAGGAATCTCCGTATCGAAAAACGGAAAGGTAGTAGCATCCCAAGAAGATTTAACGTCTAACAATACATCCTCCGTGTTTACGTCAGGTGTTCCTGTTATCCAATCGTTCTCAAAAAACTCTTCGTTCTTGTAGATAAATTTTACATCTAAGACATCATTGACCAACGAGATAGACTCATCTTCAACTTGGATTCCTTTGTCCGTGTAACGTGAGCTAAACTCCTTCTTGATGCCGTATTTATGTTCTAATACTAACTCGTGAATGTAGGTTTTAGCAGTTTGAGATAAGAACTCACCTTTAGAGCGTGGTGTAGCCATCAGTTTTCCGATGGCACTACACCTAATTTTAAGAGTCTTCATAGAGCGTTAAGAATATCTATTTGACCTTCAGTTAATGCAAACGATGACTCTAACTTCTCACGAGTGAACTCGCCTTTATGAATGGCAGTTACTGCTGCTTGAAAACGTTTTTGGTCGATGGCAGGTAGTTTCTTCTCAGTTTTAACTTGCTCACCTGAAGCATCCGTGTCTTTGTCGGTTACTAAACAAAGAGCAGAACTGAGTGCATAACGACGGTAGTAGGTCACACCCGAACCGAAGGACTGAAAGTCGTTCATACCTTTTAACTGAACGTAAGGAATAGCTATTGAGCTTTCGATGTGTTCACCAGTCTCGATGTGGAATACCATTGTAGCAATGTAGTTGACATCGTCTTTTGTGTGTAGAGTCTGAGTGAATCCGAGTCCGTGTTTTTTTAGCAACGGATTGATCACCTCAAAGATTTTAGGCAAGTCAGCGTAAGAATAGCCGTAGCCTTGTGTTGCCTTGTGGATTACAGGCACTTCTTGTTGGAATGCAGCCAACGATTTTAATAAATTCTTCATAGCGTATAAATTTAATTTAGACAAATATATATATTATTTAGATGCAAATATCATTTATGTGATTTTTTTAGCATTTTTTATTTCAAGTAGTGTGTATGTCTTCTCAACTCGGTTGTTATTATCGAAATCCGTTGTCTTTGGCATCCGTGTATCGGTAGTCCATTCAGGATTCAATTCACTCAAATCAAAAACATATACTCCTTTTGGTGTTGAATTAATGTAAAATGGTTTGTAGCCAGTTTCAATGTAAGATAAAATCAATGCAAAATACTTATCACGCTCCAACATCAAACTATCGTAGTGAGTTTTACGACATTTTAATTCTATTCGATATTGAAGCTTATGACTTACGCAATCCCATCTGCTGAATTGATCTTCTGACTTTTGAAGGTCAGATATGAATCCGTTTTTTAGCAAGTCAAATAATTCATTTTCCTGCATCTTTTATCTTTTGTTTGTAGGTTTTGATTATTTCTTTCAGTTCGTCTTTTGTGAATTTTCGTGTTACCCTTGCTTTTGCTTCAAGCTGACCAAATCGCTCTAAACCAATCTTAGTTAGCAAGTGCTGACGATACTCAATGAGGTTTCCTGATAAGTAGCTATTGCATCGCTCACATTGAACGTGAACATTGTCCTCATCAAAACGCACATTCCAATGGTTGTTAGCGTTGTAAAAATGCCCTGCGTTCACTTTCTTAGGTACTTGCTTACAAGATATGCAGAGTTCGTCTTTATCTCGCATCCTGATAAACTTATTGAATACTAACTGAGCTGCTTTAACGAGGTCTTGAACCGTCTCTAAGTCCTCTTGCATTTTCTTTTTCTTCTTTTGCCAATTCTTCACTTTGGCTTCTTGCACCCAAGCATCAACGCACATTTTATTAAAGCAGTATTTTTGATTGAAGCGGATAGGCTCAAACTTCTCTTTGCAATTACGACATCTCGGCATATTCTTTAAGTTTAGATTGATATGCTAAATGTGCATCTATTTTATTTATAAAAGAGCCTAAATATTCATTCTTACCATTGTAATAAAATCTAACGTGATATTTTCCCTTATAAAATGAACTTCCTAACGGTGCTTCTTTTATTCTATCCTTAGATATATTTTTTCTTTGTGTTACTAATTGTATATTTTCTATTTTATTATTTAACTTGTTATTGTCAATATGGTCTATAACTAAATAATGTTTATTTGGAGTATGATTTAAAAATGTAATTGCCATTAATTTATGAACCCTAAATATCTTTGTTTTTTTATCAGTTAAACCTACTGCATAATATCCAGTTGAATCTATTGATTGTTTTAATATCTTATTTGTTTTTTTAGAAAGTACTTGTCCAAAAGTATTTATTTGATATTTGTTTTCATAGTTTGGTATATCTTTCCACATAACCTAAATATTAATTGTTTTTTCAATAAATTGACGGAAAGCTATCTGCAAATCTACTTGCTCGTTGTAAACTTGCTCAGCATTGGCTTCGTCTATTCGTAAGACTGCTCTATCTACCTTTTGAATTTCCTGAAGTAGCATATTAGCTTTGTTTTTTAGTCCTTGTCGAAAGACGGATTGATCATTTAAATCCTCTATGAAGTCTCCTAATACTGGTAGGAATGCACATAGTGCTACTAATTTTTGTTCTCGTGTCATAATTGTTCGTGTATTTTGTTATACTTTATTTGGTTTTCTAATTCGTTTTTTTGTCGTTGTAGCTCCATATTTCTACTGGCGAGAATTGTATTTTCTCGGCTTATTGCTACTGCGTGTTCGTAAAGGTTAGTAAGAAACGAGATAGCCTCTAATAACTCCTCCTCTGATTGCTCTGCTCCTTTGATGTAGTCAGTAGCTTCAGGTCTTGTTTTTAAGATGTTCTCTCGTGCGTTTTGGATTCGTCTTTTGATAGCCCAAAGATTTACGCTTGTTTTGATTTTTTGTAGTCCGATGTCCATATCAGAAAGGATTTTGATTTGCTAATCTACGGAGTTTTTCCGAAGTTGATAATATCTCGTTTTCAATTCGTTTTTGTACTTCCTTTGGTCGGAGTTCTTTCAATGGATCAACTCCATTAATCGCAAAGCCAATTCCATTGTTAAAGTCGCAAACAACAGGAAAATCTATCGGAGTATGTTTTCCTCCAGTTTCCATATCCTTGACTTTTTCAACTTGAATCCAAGTCTTGTACTTATGCTCAGGATGTTTAATCAATCGGTGTACGACAATCATATCATCACATCGGTTTAAGAATGCCTTACCTCCTTCAATGTGATCTTTTAACGGTGCTTTAAGGTGTCCTTTTAAATCTCCTTCGGTGTATAGATTTCCTGTTCTACCACTCTCCGTGTTTGGGTGCGTGTTTATATAAATTGTCATTCCCGTCTGATTAGCAAATTGTCTTGCTCGGTTCATAAATTCGTAGTTACCTGCAAAGCTCATCTCTCGGTCAAGTCCTGTGAATGGATCTATCAATCCTACATCCGCTCCGCTTTGTTTAAACAATTCTAAAATCTCATCAGGTTTGTAAAGATTGGAGTTATCTATAAACACGAATGACTGCTCTAAGAATGCTAAGTCTCCGCTGATTTGTGAATGACTCAGTTTACTAAAGTGAATACCTCTATACATCTGAATCATATCTCTTAGGATCTGCCCTTTCTGATTCTCGCCTGACCAAATGCAAAACGTTAAATTGTGTTTAAGTGCCAGTGCAAGAAAGTACCAATTAATCCAATACGTCTTTCCGACATTGTCGTGACCGAGTATGATGTTTAGTTGTTTAGGTTTAAATCTTAAATGCTCATCTAAGAAGCAGTCAAGTCCAAGACCTTGCTTTATCTTACCATCTCTTACATCGAGTAGGTACTGAAGTGAGTCTCCTTGTTTTAGTATCATCTTATTCCGTTTAGTGCGTTTAACAATGTGTCATTCTCTTTCTCTAACCAAGTGTGATTAAATCCTTTCCAAGAACGCTCTACGCAAGTACGAAGAATTTTGTTTCTATCTCCTCCGTGTTTTTTTACCTGAGTCATAAATGAGTTAAAAGCCGTCTCAGTATTTACTGCATCTTTTTGCTTACGAACTTCCATCCATTCACGAGATAACTTTTCGTCAAAACCATTCTCAATCAAAGCAGATAGAAAGCTATATTTATTATTCTTTATTTCTTTCTTATCATTCTTGTTTGGTGTCATTTGCGTTTCATCTGCGTTTCGTTTGTGTTTCACTTCCGTTTCATCTGCGTTTCGCTCACCTTGATAAGTATCATATTTACAGATAGTTAACCGTGTCGTTATGTGTTCCGATTTTAATTCAATCATTGAATCACTTTCAAGCAACTTTAAAAATCTCCTAACCTTGCTTTTATCGCAATTCCAACGCTTCGCCAAAGTGTCTAAACTACACAATGTTTCACCACGTTTACAAGTCAATACAGTACCCTTTATATTTACCTTTTGCTCTGAATGATTAACCAACGTAAGTAGGTCAATCCAATTCCTGAATTTCCACTCATCTTTGAAAATCCAATGAGAAGTAATGTCTCTATCAATTTTAATCCATCCGTTCATTTTACTGCACTAAAAAAGCCACGTCGGGTTTCGTGGTGCAGCACTACTCCCCAATGTGGCTTGAATGTTTTACTTAAGGTCTGCACACCTCGTATACAAAGATAACTATTATACTTTAATTTTGTTCCGTTTGTTGAAAAATCCTGCTTTAATTTTCTCTTGTAGATTTACCATCTGCCAGAAATCTTCACATTTCATCACCTGAGCTGCGAGATTATGCTCATCAGGTTTTAGCGTGTAATGTAGGTATGGCTCAAATTCTATTCGGTAGCTTTCAACGTACTCTAAAAAGACGGAATCTTTCCTGATTGCATCGTATACTTTTAGTCCGTTAATGATCGTAGCGTGATGCCTATTAAATAGCTGACCTGAATTAGTTAAGGAGTATCCGTATTTTCGTAGTAAGGCATACAAAAAGATTCTGCGGTAATGATGCTGCTGCTCTCTGCTATCAGTATCTAATCCGTCTCTCTTAATTACCTTCTTAATGTGTTTATATAGTTCGTCTTTCATTGTGGCGTGATTTTAAATTTTCCGTCATTGTATCTTCCTGTTTCTATTAAGTCCATTTTTTTCCAATAGCATAGACTCTTTGAAGTGAATATCCATTCTTGGACTACTGCGAGTCCTACTTGGTACGTTAGTTTAAATCTCATAGCTTAGAGTATTTTATTTCGCAAATGCGGTTATATAAATCATAATTAAAATTAGTCCAAAAATGCTCCATTCGTTGGCGGTTATATAAACCAATTATCCTCGTCATCCCAAGCATCGTACATTGTGCATTCGTAGCAGAACTCGTGGAAGAGATCGTTAGCTCTTCGGAGTAGTTCGTTTTGCAGTTCGGTAATTTCTTTGATAGTTGCGTTGGTATGGAATTCGCTTGACTCCACTTGCCATTCTTCTGATTCTTCATCATATTCGTATTTTAGTTCGATTGTAGCTACCATTTCATCCGTTTCGAGGTCGTAGCAGTCCACCTCTATTAATCGTGAGCCTATGCTCTGCGAAATATCTTCAAAGTAATATCTATTTTCCATAATTGTAGCAATGTTGAGCGTATTCGTTATAAAATTCAGGAAGCTCGTAAGACTTCTTGTAGGTTGATTTTGTTTGCAAGTCCTCTTTTGGCATATCCAATACTGGCGGTGTAGTAGTAGACACAAACCAAAGTAAGCAAATAAATAAAAGTCCGAAAGCAATAACGCCACCTATTATTTGTTTTTCGTCAGCGTTTAGTTGTTTGTATGTGTTAAGCATTTTCATTTTCTTCAATTTTTTCAATGTTTTCTAATATACCTAATACTGCGTTCCATTGTGCAGAAGCGTAAAGTGTAGAATCGGCAGAGCGGCCATACATTCTGCGTAGTTCAGTAAATTCAAAGTAAAGATGCTTCTCTTCGTCTTTGATTAGTTGAATAATTTGTTCTTTTGTCATAGCGTTTTATTTAAATGTTATATGCAAATATAAATACTTATTCGTAATTATCAACAATTAGTTACATTTTTTTTAAATTTTTTTTTCAGATACAAAAAAAGCCCCCGATTAAGGAGGCTCTTACGCTATGAGTAGAATTGTTAGGTGTACAAATATACTAAAATAAATGAGTTAACCTTGCAACTTGACCAAATTCTTTGTGGTGGATGAAGCCTTCAACTGCTTTAGGAACGTGAGCGTAGCCATTGCGGTGATGCCAAGAGTCCGTTCCTGAAGGTGATCTCAAAGATTCTACCGTGACTCCGATGTAATCTTTAGAAGTCTTATGATGAACGTGATGCGTGTAAACGTAGCGGTGTTTAGTAGCTGACCATTCCAACGGAAACTCCGTAGCCATCAGTAAAGGTAAGTCTTGGTGTTTCGCTCCATCTCCGTGAGTCGTGCCGATAAGGTTCTTTCCATACTTGAAACCTTTGCGATGTGCAATAGAGCAGTCAAAAGATATGTTCTTGCAATCCTTAAACCAAGTCTGAATAACATCAGCAAGAAAAAAGCCGTGTGTATAATCGTGATTAGAGGGATTGAAAGTAAAATGTACGTCAGCCACGCTGATAAGTTGTTCAAGAATTTCGACATATAGTTTTTTAGCTATTAGAAAATTAGAGTACCACATTCCGTCAGTATCTTGTGGAGTTCCTGAAGTAGTAGTTCGTCTTGGAGTATCTATGTGTAAGATGTCGTTACCTCCAATAAATAGAATCTTGTCGATATGGAATCCACTTGCTTTATCTAAAATGCCTTGCACTCCTTCTAAGACACGTTGTACTGCTATTTGGTTGTTGTATACCTCTCCCACTTCGAAAGCATCGCAGAGCTTACCTATGTGGATGTCAGCAGGATCTATTACTAATAAGTGTCCGTCAGTTGATGGATTCCGTGTTAGTGTAGGATATTTCGGAGAGTAGTCTTGAATTTCTGCCAGTATAGACTCACGAATCAGCTCGTAATTCTGCTCTTCCTGTTCCTTAAAGTTTGGATTCTTAAAGAATAAAGATGCGTTCTTTGATTTTAGCCATCCGTGTTTTACGTCAGCATCATTCAAGCCCATTTCGTTGGACTCTCTTTGAATTGCACGGTATTGAGAAACTATCTCAAATTCTTCACGTGTAATTCGTGGTCTAAATTTCTTCATAGTGGTGTTTTAGCGTACTTCATAAGCCACTTTGCAACAAATCCTGCGACGAAGCCTATAATAAATAACCAAAGATTAGGTTTCTTGTTTTTTTGCTTCTCGGTTTTGTACTTAACTACCTCCACTTTTTGGAGCAATTTTATTGTATCTCGTTTTAGTCTATACTCTATTTTAGTTTCATATCTTGTTTTAGGCACTTTAGAAGCCTTGTAACGCACGATTGTATCTTTTTGGACTATTACCTTCTCCCAAGCAATAGAGTCTCTTAAAACGTACGGAATTGAGTCTATCGTGTTTATGACAAAAGTATCTGCAATCTCCTCGCATCGATAACCCTTTTTGATTGCCTTCCTGAGATGGTAGTTAGCCGAACATCCTGTCACAATTATTGCGAGAATTAGTGACAAAATTATCAGGATATAGGTTGAAAATTTCACCATTTTATCAGGTTATATGCTTAAATTCTTGAGCATCTCAATCATTCTCGGGCAAGGATAGATATCACTCTTGTCTTTACGCACTGAGTTGTGAGTGTAGATACCTGGTGTACCTTTGAATGCTTCCTTGTCAAGTCCGAATATGTCAGAGCGGTAGTCATTTGGTATGTCATATGTCTCACATAGATACTCAACCAATTGTCGAGTGCTTTCAATCTGAGCATCCGTGTATTTGTACCAATGTTTGTATCCTTTGTATGGCTCATCTAAAGTAGTTACCATTGAATCAGGAACTCGGCTACCTACATAGTTGTAAAATTTACCGTTTTGTTCTTTGAGATATCCCCAATTACATACTTCGATTCCAACTGAAAGTTTGTTTAGGTTTTGGTACTTTACTCCCTGAGCTTTAAACTCCTTCTCTCCAACGCCCAAATGCCACGCCCATTGCTTAGAACTGAAGCATTGCACGATCAAACCATCTTGACCGATGATAAATGCCGTAGCTATCCTTTCGTTAGTGCCATTCCAATAGCGACTAACTGCCTCAGCATTACCACTTCCTGCCGTATGGTGCAGATAGATTTGAGACTTAGGAGTGTTCTCTTGAAAGAACTGAGAATCCTTGAGTCTTGCTTGTTTGATTTTTGAGATGTCTAATTTCATAACTTGTATTTAAAGGCTCAAATGTCCAGTTTTTTGTACAATATAACGGACATTATAAGTGTTTTTCACCTTGATTAAGTATTTTACTTTAACTCTTCTAATTGTTCTTTACCTCGTTTTACAAATGCGATAAACTTACTCCATACATTGACACCAGTAACGGAATAGTAACTCTCGTTGATTGATTTAACTTCCGTGAAAACGCAGAAAGCAGTAAAGCCTTTAGTCAATACCAAGTCAACTGCAATGAAGTAACTCAATAAATCCGATAAGACGTACTTCTCAAGAAGGAAGATAAACACGATAGCACCCGAATAAAGTAAGCTCTTAGAAATGGTATTAGAAAGCCTACGAGAACGAATAGATATCCATCCGTTTTTCTTTACGCTTCGCCAAATTCCAAAGCACATATCGAGAATGATTGTAAATACCGCCATTAGCACCATAGGTTTAACAGGTGCTAAGACGGATACCAAAGAAAGAAGCAAGAGAGAGTTAGTTTTCATATTGATTTACGATGTGCCAAGTAAGATAAGAGCCATAGGCTAAAGCAAAGAATTTTTGATATAAGTACTCGCCTTCGAACATTACTGCAATACAAGCAGTGTAGCCTAACACGAAATACATTGAGCCGATTACGTCCTTATGCTTCATTTTTTAAAGTATTTAAAATAATTACTCACCTTTAAGTGCTTGTAGTTCCGCATACATTGCTAACAACTCTGCTTCCTTTTGAGCAATGAGTTCTTCTTGTGTTGGTTCGTTTACTTCTACGAATTCAACGCTTACTAAACCTTCTGCGTTGTATTTTTCTATTCTTAATTGCTTCATATTACTCTCATTTTAAAAAAAGCCATTCCACTTATATTCCAAGTGGCTGTGGTAGTTGATATTGTTGTTGGTATATTATTTATGCCTCCTGCATTATAATAGTAAATAGAAGTATAACCAATAGTGCCAGTAGGTTGAGCAGCAAATTGATAAGCCCCTCCAATAGAAGTAGTCCCTTTTACTTGAGTGCCAACACTACCAACAACTCCGAGCCAATAAATGACTCCTGCATTAAATGAAAAATTTAAACTAACGGCTTTTACACCTGCTGTTGTACCATCTAAAAGAGGTGATTCATAAACTTGATTAGCAGGGCCTGTATCTCCTGTGTATATTAGTATTTTTAGTTCATTATTTGTTAATACTGAACTTACTTCTATGCTTATTTCATCAATAGAAAAATCATTAGCAGGTATAAAAGGGAAAAAATATATATAATTTGCACCATAACCAACATTTACATTGTTTACAGTTGTACCTACTATAAAATTACCAACATAACTACCAGGTATTTTGGTTAATGCGTGCATTCCTTGAATACCACCACCACCACCGCCTAAATCAGCGATGTCTTGAGTTGTTACTTTTACTGTTGCACCACTTTGCACTATCGGAACTACTTCCGTTCCGTCTAATGTTGAGCCTGATGTTAGCTCTGAGATTTTTATTTCTGCCATTTTAATTTATTTTATCGTTCTAATAAAGTTTCGCCTCCCCAAGAATGGTCATAAGATGAACCGAAGCCACCTGCATTGAATGTAGCCTCTTTAACTATAAGGTCATTACCTTCAGTAGATAAAAAAGCATTGTTTTCTGCAAGTAAGTTAGTTACTTCTTGTCCGTTTATTTGTCCGTCAGCACCCCAACTAATGACGTTTAAAACGCCTTCTCCCCATCCTATGTTATTTGCCATCTTTTTTTAGTTTAGTTAGAAAAACACGAAGTTTCTCAATGTTCTCTTCTTTTGGTTTATAAGTTCCTACCTTAGTCCGTGTTCTCATATATACCATCCTATGTTATTATTCGTTGTATCAGGATACATATCTCCGTTTGAGTTTAAGTTGTACTCAGGAAACAAATCGTTTCGAAATGATATATAGTCGATAAAACGCTCGGTGTAGTGTTGTGCAATTTGACGTTCTTTTTCAATTAAGAAGTCTACTTCGTTTTTTTCTACGTTCTCGCTATTCTCAGACGAATGCTTATAGACGCCCTTGTTAGCGATCGTGTAAGCAGCGAAAGGTAAATACTCAACCATTGCCCAATGTATCAACATCGGCTTAATATAGTTATTAGTTAAAGTCTCGTAGTTACCCGAAAGAGTACCTGCAATGATATCTGCTTGAATCTTCGCCAGTAACTTTGTACCTAAGTAGTTTTGAATATGAATGTCTTGAGCGATTTTGACAAACTGAATAAACTTGTCCGTATCTACTGAACCATTAACGGCAGTAAACCTAACTAAATCGTCTCTTGTTATAAGTAGTGCCGTTGCCATTATCTTGTAATTTCTCGTTTAGGTTGTGGATTGCTTGGTAAGAATCCGTAATTAGGCATATCAACAGGACGTTGCGAAACTAAATCCTCGTTCTTTACAACATATCCGTATTTAGCTGCTTTCGCTTGTGCAATTTGTTTAGCCTTTGGAGAGTTTACGTCAATACCTCTACCCTCAAAGTTTACATAAACTTGCTTATTCCAACGATGGTGACAATTGCCTCCACCTTTGTAAAGCCAAATAGAATAAGTATCAGCACCTTTAGGCCCCCATCCTGAGTTAACTGCTTGACCACCCATACGAATGATATCTTCCTTGCGATAGATTTTGTCTGACTCAATCATTTTTCTACAAAACTGACGAGTCTTAGATTCTACTGCTCCAACATATTTGTAACGAGTGATGAAGTTGAATCCGTCTATTACTTCATCTTGTCCTGATTTTGCATTAGGAACGGCAGTACCTGTACTTACTAACTCAACTAACTTCGAAAATAAGCTCTTTTTAGGTTCTTTAGAGAGTAGTTCGTTCTCTGCATCGTCATTATCATAGTCAACAGGAAATTCGTCTATTAGAAGCCAATTTTCGTTAGGCTCTTCTCCTAAGTCTATAAGTGATTGTGCAACCTCGTTATCTAAGTGTTCGTGTTTGCTTAGTTCAGTTCCTGTTTCTTCAGCTACTTGCTCCGTGTTTTGAGCGTTCTCCAAATCCGTAAATTCAAGCGGTTTGAGAGTCCTAAAGAATAAGTTTAAGGAAATGTTGTTAAATGCTAAAATCTCGTCTAAGGCTTCAAGTATTTCGTCCTGAAGCGGTTTAATCACCATATTGTTAAATAAGATAAACGAGTTTTGCAATTCATCAGCGTTAGAGCTGAATCCGTTAGCACCTGCAATACCAAAAAGTAGCGGAGATGTAACGTTATGGCCTAGCATAATCTTACGCATACACTCCTCAGATAAGTAAGTGTAGTGTTCAGGTGCATCGTTTAAAGGTAAATCGTCAACCGTAGTTTTCGTGTCCATATTGTCATTGAACGCTACGATCACTTTCTGACCTTTACTGCCAGTTAACTTACCTAATACCTTATTTGTAATGATTGATTGTTGCTCTTCAGACGGCACTCCGTTGTTAAAGTTTACAACCTTCGTTCCTGAGAATCCGTTTTGAACTTCGTTGATTAAGTAATCAGCTATCTCCTCCTCCAATAGTGCGTAAGGAACTGCTCCTTGGTAGTCAACGTAGGAATAATACTTCATACCTACCGAGTAAGGCTTAGAGAATAGTATCTCAATCTTGTCTTTTGAGTATCCAAAAGCAGGAATGCGAGTAGGAACGTATTTTTTTACATCAGTCCAATCGTCAGAGTAGTAGTAGGCTTCGATTTCTCCATCTTTATTGCACTTCTCAGCTCTTAAAAGATTTACAGGAATGTGGTAAGCCTTTAGTATTTTATCGTGCTTGTCATTGTAGTGTACTTGGATAGCAAACTGACCAAGCATCTTTCTATCGAGAGCAATCTTACGCAAACACTCTTTAGAGAACATTGCCATAGCAGCAGCGTACTCATTAGGCTTACGAGAAGCATCTACTGCTGATAAGCCACGCCCATAAATAAGACGAGCGATGTTGTTAATGATTGCCGAGTTGGTTGTAGAATTTGTGTATCTATCCAATAGGAAAGAATAATAGTCATTATCTTCCCCGTAATCTACCCACGCTTCACGCTTACTCTCTTGAATAACGGGAGTAGTGTATGCAGATAGGTTTAAGACGTGTACGTTGTTACTCATAAACTATGAACGTATTTGATGTTGTATTAGATGTGTATTGTCCGTTGTTTACGGAGAATGTTACGATGTTTTGATCAGTACAAAAGATTCTATCCTTATAGACAATATCCGTGTTTTTGTAAAGAACTAAATCGTAGTAGTGTCCTTCAGTAAGTGTAAACTCTGCCTCAATAGTCGACAAGTAATCGCCAGTAGTTTGCGATATGATTGCTATCGTTTGAGTTACGTTTGTTTGGTCATCAGTAATCTTCATCACGTTTGGTGTATCTCTCGGAATAAACGAGAAGGTCTGAGCTGATGTTGATGTCGTTAGTACAATCATATTAAAGTAACTAACTTACTGCCGATTTGTTTTAAAATAAAAAAGGGAAGCCGAAGCCTCCCTCTTTACACGCTATGAAGAAACCAATTAAGCAGTTACAATAGTAGCTGAACCAAAGGCAGTAGCCAATGCTGATTCTGAAGCTACATCGATAAGATTAGCATAGATTTTTTCTTGGCCTACAAAAGTCAAAGTGTATCCGTTAAGGTCACCCATTGCAGTACCGTTAGTTGCGTTTGCAGTAGTCAATTCCATTCCGTGTTCAATACCTGCCAAAAAGAATTGGTTGTTGCGGTTCTTGATAACGATATGAGGACGGCCATAAGCTAACAATTTAACTGACTTGTGTGTAGTAGCATCTTGCTTCTTTAAAGTCATTGTCAAAGTTTGCTCTGCAAAAGCAGTTCCGTTTTCACGAGAAGAGTTGAATACTTGGTCAAAAGTGTTAGTTCCTTTGAGTTCGTATTTGTATAGGTTAGAAACACCTGAAACGGCAGATATAACATCGTTAGTTTCGGTTACTCCTGATGGATAAGAGTAGTCTCCAAAGTTAATAAAGTAAACTGCATCGATACCACCTACGGCATCTTTACATACTTCCAATCGGCCATTTGCTAAATCACAAGACATATTTTTAAGTTTTAAATGTTATAAAAAAGGGAGGGAAGTTTTTTACCGCCCTCCCCGATTATTTAAAGTTGACTAATGATTAGTTAGCAGAGTTTGTGATTCCGTAAGTTACTACATCCTCAGCAAATCCGTATTTAGCATCAGCAGTGAATCGCATAACTACACGAACGTTTTGTGAACCGTCGATGTCTCCCATATCCAAAACTTTAACTTCGTTCATATCAGAAAGAAGACCTGTAGCAAAGTAAAGGTTAGATTTTTGAGCAAGTAACGCTGTGTTAGAAGCAAGACCATTAGCAACGAATACACGAACACCATCAAAGTAAACATCACCAAGAGCTTGGTTTGTACCTTTGTTATCGTAACCGTTAGCACCTACACCTGAAGCAGCGAAGCCACCCAATGCACGAACATAAGCACGATAGATATTTTGTGAAACGTAAAGATTCAAGTCTTCTTTTCCATAAAGGGCAGCAGGAC